CAGTTGCTATACCAAGTTTTGTTCTGATGTTTTTATTAGCCTGTTTAACTTTCTTTCTTGCAAATGCAATCTGTTCAGCGTATTCAGCATTAGCAAATACTTTAGCCATATAGTCTACAAATCTTTCTATAGATGCCTCATTAAACATATTAACCTTACTGAATCTTTTTATAACAGCAGCAGCTTGTTTGGTAGATATTTTACCAATAGAAACCATTTCAGATACACCATCTGCAAGTTCTTTACTGGCCTTCATAAAAGATTTCTTAGCTGTTTTAGCTCCTTCGTTTAATTGCTTAAGTCTTTGTATTAATAATTGTTTCTCTGTTACAGTAAACTTTTTTATTTCTTTTGTTTCTCCAAAAAGAACAGACATTGCCTTACCTATTACATTCTTTACTGATGGAGCTGCTTTTTCTTTTATACCAAATTTTGCTCTCACATCCCTTATAATATCCTCACGCTGGATGTCAGTAGCTATTTCATAAACCTTAGATCCTTGGATGTAATTAATTACATTCTTAGAAATATCATTAAACTTTACCCCACGTTTTTCAGATTTAGATATAATATTTTCAACCTCCTTAATCATTCTATTATATCCCTCAATACTATCAGGAGTTGTTTTTTGCTCACGTTCATTAGATACTCCTTCTAATAAAGGATCTGTAGGAAGCATAGAATATAGATCTCTTTTTTTACCCTCAGCATCAATACGACTGCCTATAACTATTGCATCACCATCTTTAACTAATCTTTTCCATACTCCTTGTGAAGCATTATTAGTGAACTTAGAAGATGTTAATATTTTTCCTTTAAGAGCTAATATATTAGCTATCTCTCTATACATATCAGGAGCTAATCCTTTCCCTTGATCAAATTTTTTGATGTACACTTGGGATACACTTGGTTTATCAGATTGTAATTCAGCAATAGACATCTCTCCCGCCCTTCTAATTCCCTTCATTAATGTAAACTCTCCTTGACCTGTTTCTTTTACAGAATAATCATCCACTAATTGAAATCTTTCATTTCCATCTGGTGATATTTTTAAAGGCTTACCATACTTCACTCCTTTAGCCATTACTAATGGTCCAACTTGTATAATTTCAGCAGCTGATGTAACAGGCCTGCTATCTGCTTTATTATAGAATGATGCTTGACGATAAGGATTAAATCCTACCTGAACCCACTCATTACTATTAAGAGCTTCTTGAGCTCTCTTAGTTGCACTCTCTGTACTTTCATTAACATACGACCCATCCATAACGGCAAATGGTGATTTTGATTGAGTACCTTTAGCTACCCCTAATGCTTTTTTAGCATTACTTGTAAATTCTACATTTTTAAGAACAGCTGTCTGCCCGTATCCAAGTACTCCTTTACCTTTAGGACCATGAATAGTATCTACATATATACCATGAGATTGATATGATGGTATATCTAAACGAGATGATACTTTTTCTCCATCCTTAATTTCTGTTGTTAATCCTATAATTCCTTTCTGAACTTTATTAGGCTGTAATGCTAAAACTACATCCTTTATAGTAGCAGGCTTTGGAACCTTAGTGTAAGGAGTAATAGGCATTTCTTTTTGAATAATTTCATTGTATTCATTAAGAGTTATATCTCCATTAGAGTAACTATTAGCTGCCTCAAGAGCTGCCTTAGGATGAGGCATTTTAATACTTTTATTGTTATCCTTTTTCCAAGCCTTAACCTCATCAGTAGTCATTCCTATTTCAGAATATACCTCTTCAGTTGTTAGTTTCTGTGCTTTATCAGTTGTATTATTTACTTTAGCTACCTTTGGTATAGACCCTGCACTACTTGCTACGTTAGATACTTGAAACTTATATTCTTGAAACTCTGGGTATGTTCCCTCATAAAATTCACCCCCAATCTCTGATTTACTTCGCTTTACAACCTTTCCTTTATCGTTAATCTTTTTTCCTTTTAACGCTAATCCATATTCTCTTTCTAACTTATTATCTCTTGTAGATTTTGAAGGTCCCTCTTGATTATATTTAACATATGAATCAGTTATATCATAAGACTTCTGAAAATTAGTTGGTTGGTATATACCTTTGATTTTTGCTTTAATAGTCCACGCAAAAGATGGATGATAATCAACATCTCCTTTTTTAGGCTTACTTATTTCAAAAGTTGTATTATCAAACTCTATAACGGACATAAGATCAAACGCTTCTATACCTTCATTAAGAGGATCCATTATCTTTAAAGCAAAGTCTGTTTTACTTGTTACTCCAGTCGCATCTTTAAATTTTTTGATAGAGATTACCAATGAGTTAAATCTTTTTCTTAAATCTGGAGAGTAGTTGTTTTCAATATCTAATAATTTAACTAATTGCAACGGATCTTTAACAAAAGAATCAAGGTTATTTATGTCTTTACCTGTAGCCTTCTTGTAATTTTCCTTAAATATTCTCCACTCTTTTATTTCTTTTCCCTTTTTATTTACAAGACCCTTACTAAGAGATGATATTAATTCTTTGTTTGTTACAATCTTATTGTCTAAAATAACTTTAATAATCTGTTCAAATATAGATTGTTGGAACTGCCAAGACCCTTCTAATGTTCCAGAGTGAGGCATAAATAGTTTAGCGTTACCCTCTTGTGAGTTTCTAATAAACCCTTCAGCTTGAGACTTAGTGTTAAAGGCAGCAAGATTTGATACATCACCTATTTTTAACCCTTTTCTACTCATCATTAATGGAACATAACTTTTACCGCCCTCCAACTGTAAAGTAATACCATTACCAATATCAACTATACCAGCTGTAGTAAAGTCATACATATTGGTAACAAAGTTTTGACCATCAAAGTCACTAATATCTTTATTTTTTATAAGGCTTGAAAATGGCCTACTATCTGACTCGACTTTTGGGGCTGGGTTTATTTTAGATTCTTTATCTGAAAAGTTTAAAACACCTACTTCACCGCCTTCTCCTTGTTCAAACGTATCTAATTGAGAAATATCAGACTCTGTAATTTCTTTACCTTCCTTAATATTCTCAGCAATAGTAGCTAATAAATCTAATGTATCAGCATCAGTATCTATTACCTCTGCCTCCATACCCATTATATTCTTTAATTTATTTAACCACTTCTGAACTATAGTTTTTTCAGGCCTTTTTAATGATTTATAATTATCTGCAAGAGTACCAATTAATTCAGCAAGATATTCTTCATCTTGAAACTGTGGAGTTTCAGTATAATTATCACTAAATTTCTGTAGTTGTTTCTTTAATTTTGGATCTGTAATTTTTTTCTTAATAGACTCAACCATTTTATAAGTAACAATACCTATCCTCTCATCACTCTTAAACTTATTATAAAGTAAAGCATGAAATATTTCATGTGCTATTGTCTTGGCATTAGCATGAGTCATATTAATATGAATATCGTTTGTGGTTGGCTTAAAAACCCCACGTGATCCCTTTTTTCTTGTATATATTTGAGATACTTGACCAGCTCCCTTATTATATGAAGCCTCTGTACTATGTAATATTATATTTGTATTAGGCAATAACTTAGCAATAGATTTAGCTGCTTTAATTGCAATTTTTGTTATATAATTCTCTTGCTTAGTTTTAGCTTCTGTATTACCTTCATATGAAGGATCTATGTTTTCAGATATCATATCTGAAATATAAAGATTTGATGTTTCCCCTATCTTTTTACCTTTTAACTTAGCAACCTTTCCTGTTTTTGGATTAGGTATACTTAAAGTTCCATCACTATTTTCAGTAACCGTTTCTACTTCCTCTTGCGATTGCGTTTCAGTATCTGCTTCACTCTCGATACTTTCTTGGGTAGCGTTCCTTTGGGTGTTTCCGTCTCCCACTTCTGTGCTACTTTCGGTAGGTTCTTGTACATCCACGCTCTCTGTGCTTGACTCTTGAATGGCATTTTGTTCAGTTTTAGTTTTTAATAAATTATCATGTTTAGCTTCCATTACCCTTTTTGCTTCCTGAGCTTCTTCTAAAGTAAATCCTTCGTTAAGGTTTTCTGCAGAGTATGAATAAGTCTCTCCTTTATCTTTATTTTTTTGATTTTCTTCATCAAGGGTAAAATATTTTTTTTCATAATCATCCCTCTCTTTTTGTATTTCAACCTCTTGTTCTTCTACGCTTACCTCTTGAATGGCATCTTGTTTAGTTTTTTGGTTATTTTTTTTATTTTGATAAGATTCAAAATTTAGAATAGCTTGTTGAAGAGGATAAAACCTATTAGTATTTCCTAAATTTAAATCTCTTAAATCAGGAGTATCCGCTAATATATCTTGTATTGTTTTTACTGGTAGGTTTTTACCTTCAAATATTAAAGAATAAGCTGATACTAATTCAGCAAATGATTTTCCTTCAGGATTTAGTAATGTGTCTTCGGCTTTAAATTTTGTTGATAGTTGATTTCCTTTACCAGTATTTTTAGCTTTATTTTTAATATGATTATCAATCATATCCTGACTCTTATTTTTATCCCTCATCAGTTGCAATACTTCTAAATCTTTACCCTCTAAAGTTTCTTCTAATGCCGCTAATCTTTCAGACTCTGTAGTTACTTTATCTTCGATTGTAACCTCAACCTCTTGTTCTACTGCTGCCGTATCAAGTATATCATCAATACGTTGATTAATTTCAGCTAATCTTCTCTTCCCTGCTCTTGTATTATTTCCCTTTAAAGCTTCTGCCTCTTCTTCTAAAGCAGTCATTTCATCTATAGCATTTTGATCTGTAATACCAGCATCTTTTAAATCTCTATTTAAAACTTTTTTATCTAATATTTTTTTCTTAGCAGCCTCAACTTGTTTACTTAATTCAGGATCATTTTCAACACTAACTTCAGCATCTAATATAGCATCAGTATCATCACTTTCTAAAAGCTCTATTATATCTGCTCTTGTAGCAGGGCCTTTATTCATTTCATAAACGGGAGGTTTTCTTGCAGCATTAAGTAATCCAGCACCTACAGTAATCGGAGCTGTAGCAGTACCAGCAACACCTTCAAATAATATTTCAGCAACATCCATTTCTTGACCCGCAACTAATCTACCAACAACTTCACCTGTTGATCCACCTACAGCCTCAAGTGTACCGCCAGCTGTTGCAGCTGTTAATCGAGATACAGTTTTACCAGCTTTTGATGTAGCCTTAGCAACACTTGTAGTTAACTTAGTTGCAAGACCACCTGTTAAACCATCAATAGCACCAATAGCTAAACCACGCCCCAGTGCTTTCATTCTTATACTACTCATTTTTTCAGCATCTTCAAGTACAGAACGAATGTTAGCGTTTGTCATTGGCTCACCATCAAGAGCCTCCTCTAAAAGCTCACCAAATGTAAGGGCTGTTTCTAATGTAGTACCTGCTGCAAACATTCCACCAGCTATAGTACCCGCTCCTGGAATAACACTACCCGCTACAGCACCTGCTGTAGCCGCTGCAAGTACAGTAGGGTTTACCATAGCACTTACAGATGAGATAAATAATTGAGGTACAACGGTTGGGTTAGCGGCAACTCCTTTTATAAAACCTAATATACCTCCGCCATCTTTTTGGTATATTTTATTGAAGGCATTCATTTCATCAGATACACCAGCCCTTTGCATTGCTTGATATGAAATTAAGAATTCTTCTATATCATTCTGAGAAGCATTTCCTCCTTTCATTAAAAGTTCTAATGATTCATCTACAGTCCCTCCTTGAGCTTGCCCTTGAGCTCCAGCTCTCCACATATCACCAAAGAAATCAGTGAATTCATTTTTACCAAATATTTCTTCAATAGTAGTATCTTCCTCACCTGGCTGAACGCCAATAGCAATTTCATCATCATGTAGAAACATCTCTTCTTTGGGAGTGTCCGCTCCAAATCTATTTGGAACTTCTTGAATTTGTTCTATTTCACCTAAAGTTTCAGGATCAACAATTTCTTCTTCAGAATTTATCTGAACAGAAGGCTCCGATGATCCACGCTCGTCCACCACTTCTGTATCGGATACCATAACTTCCTCTTCCCCAGTAGGTTGAGAATCGTCTTTTTTTTTTACCTCTTCAACAGGAGATGTAGCAAGTTCTGAAAAATATTTTTTTGAAAACTCATCTGGACTTCCAGTAAACAAATCTTCACGACTTACTACATTAAATATTTTATCCTGATAGTCAGAATCCTGAGTTGCTTGATCAACGAATTCATCAAAAGATTTAGTAATAAACCCATCCCTTTTTAAAACGTTATATAATTTTTCTAAATTATCCATATTTATTTATTTAATCTAATTCGCCTCCACCACCTCCTTTGTTATATCTTTTATTTTCTTTTTCAATAGTATCCTGTATTTTTTGAATTAAAATCCTATTCTTACTACCTATTACATTCTCATAATCATCTATTTTAATCTCACTTTTCCCAATAGTGATAACTAATTGACCATCCACTGATTCTATTGATTTAACAGAATCTTTTAAAGCGGGTGGCAGAAATCCTCTTGAGGCTATTAAATCGTCAAATTTTAGTTTTAGATGCCGTATCTTTCTTCCGCTATGTTTTGATGCTATAGTATTCCAATCCTCCATTTCTATTCTTTCTCCCGTTGCTGGATCTACTGGAGTTCGATTATACTTACTTTCCTTTCGTTTACCCTTACCCCCAGCATTACCAGAACCTAAAGACCCTCCGATTTCATTATCTTTATCATTCAAATAATCAGTTGGTTCACCTTTTAAACCTGCTTCTTTCCATAATGTTGTTATAGCATTTTCAACACTAAGTTGGTTGCCATCATCATCATAAGCATCCAGTGGATCAAGAATCATATCCTTAATTTTTATTTCATAAGATCCTATAATATCCTGCCCTACTTCATCAGCATAACCTTTATCCACATCCAATTGAGTTGCTTTCCTATCTACTCTTCTAAAGCTCTCCATAACTGGAGAATCCTTATCTTTTTCTTTATTATATTTTAATACAATAGCATTACCAGCAGCATTAGCTGTATTTATATCCCCAGTCACATATTCATTTAAAAGAACACCTGTACTACGTATTTCTTTATTATCCTTTTCTTCTTCATATTCAGCTCCAGTTTTACCTCTTACCTGACTGTTCGAAGTTTTTATAGTTTTCTTAATGTTAAGAGTATATCTTATTAAACCTTCAGCATACTCGGTAGCTACAGCTTCTTGCTCTTTAGTAACATCTGGTACATAAGTACCGCTTTTCATCCTCATTGCTATATAAGGGTTTAAGCTTTGATCCTTACCAGAATTTTCTTTAGCCCAAGCATCATGTAATTCTCCACCATAATCTCCTTCATATACTGTATCAGTATTAGGAATCTTAACATTTTGTGTCATCATAACCGCTAAGTTTTGAGGAACTGCAGTCATTGTTTCAGCGAATGTTCTTAATACTTTTGCAGCTTCTTCTGATCCTAAAAAGTCAGCCGTTGCTTTACTCTTTTGTAAAGATTCAATATCAACTCTTATACCATTTTGAGTAAGAGTATCATTAACTATAGTACCAATTTCCTCTCCCGCCTTCTTTGCTGCAGCTACAGAATCGTAGTTATCAATCTTTTGATTTAAAAGGTTTGTTAGTTCGTTAGCACTCATAGATTCCCCTGGAAGAATATTTCCCTCTTCATCTGTTCTAACATAAGACATATTACCATCATCATCAGCAAGATAAGACATATTTTCTAAATTACCAAACCCCGCTAAAGATTGAGCTAATTGCTGTTCTAACTTAGAACTTAGAGGCGGTACGGCATTCATTCTTTCTGTATATTCTACAAACTTTCCATTCCAATTTTCTGCATTTTTTTTAAATAGAGTCCAACCAGCACTTTGATTAGATTTAAATTGCATCAATTCATTAGGTTTAATTTTACCATTCCTCATTAATTCTGCCTTTCTGGTAAGCATATCAGCACTTTGTTGAGATGATTTTAAAGCAAGTTGCCGTAGGTTTTGAGAATCATATTCACCAATATCATTAAGAGCTACCCTCTGCTCTTCAATGTTTTTTTCTAAAAGATCTTTTCTCCCCTGTCTTTCATCACGAATTCCTTCAAATTTTTTTGTAATTTTAGTAGCTTGTGCACCCCAATCTACCTGTGTTGTGGGGTCTTGCCTTTCGTAAACATCAAAGTCTATATTTCTTTTACTTGGTATTGCCATGTTTATATCTTATTATTATTTTATTGGAGTCCCAAATGTTTTTCCTTGTTGGTAAAAGTTAAAATCTTTTTTATTTTGTCTTTCACTCATTAATTTAGCAGGCGTTCCATCTGCATTTTTAAAAGTTTTACTATCTGCCTGGAAATTTTTATTATTTTTATATAATGGAACTAAATCCGCTGCTGATTGTAAACCACTTGTAACAGAATTAATTCCAGAGTTTATACTTTGTGCTCTAAATGCATCCGAATCTGCTCTTCTTTGGTTTTGCTCCCTGGCATTAGCCACATCCATCTCAATAAGTTGTTGGTTTATAGAATCTTTAGATTGAGCCTTCATCATATTTAAGTCTGAAATTTCCTCACCCATTTCGATACGTGTTCCTTCTGCCGCATTTGTAGCTTGAGCACCTATTGCTCCAACCCCTGCCGCTAAACCTCTTGCATCACCTTCTTGAAGAGCTTCTACAGATTGAGTTTGAGTTTGTAAGTTATTTTCAAACTCTGCTTCATAGGCATCTAAGGGAATTGCTAATCCTGAGTATTCATCTTTCTCTGCTTTTCGTTTAGCGTCTGCCATTGCCTCTGCTGCTGCTTCATTTGCTTGAGTAGATGCTTCTTTTGCATCGGCTGCTGCTGAAAAAGATTGCACTGCTGAAACTCCCGAACCTACTATTCCTATTACTGCTGCTGTTACTGCTGCCATATTATATTTTTTTAATCATTTCATGGGTGTAGGTACTCCCTTCAATAAAACCTACTTTTTTATATACATTAACTAAAGGTTTATTTTTTATTAATGCATATATATATTTTTTTCCTAATCCTTCAGCCTTATCACTTATAGTTTGAACTAATAATTCTAAGCCATCCTTCCTGTTTTGTCTATCTAAATAAAATCTATTAGATATAATCCAGTCACACCATACTGCTTTTGAATTAGTTACATACATAAAGCCTGCACATACTGGAATATCACCATCATAAACCATAAAACCACCCATCCCATCTTCAGGTAAAAAGTCTTTAGAAGGAGGTGTCCATTTCCAATCTCTCCACCAACCACACAGAATATCTTCATAGTCTGTTTTTTTTAGTGGTTGTATATTTAATTTCATTTATGCAAAGATAGTAAAATTCTACGGAAAACTTTTCATTACACTACTACCGACTGAAAATAATTCAACAGTATCAGTATTGGTATTTTCAAGTGTAAAATGTAAGTAATATCCTCTTGCACCATGAGACTCTGCAACTGAATTTTTTAGTCCTAAACAAAAGTTTCCAACAAGTGGAACAACACCTGCAGAATTTATAGTAATAGATGGTAGAGTAACTACCCCTGTAGCAATATTTGTTGTCTTTTTTCTAACAATATTATCAATAGGACCTATCAAAGTAGGAGCTCCAGCTGGAGGATATGGATTTAAAGGAGTAGGAACTACTATGGAAGGTAGTACTTGATAAGCTATATCTCCTACACTAATTATACTTCCTAAATCATCTAAGTCAAACGTCACAACAATAGCACCTATAGGTCCAGTAGCACTAAGTATAGTCCCTATACCAGCTGATGATCTTGCTTTAAAGTTTACTGATCCATCATTTTCTCTTAAAAATGTAAACCACTCTCCTTCTTTTTGTACAAAATAAGTAGACAGCATTGACCCTTGACTTAAGTCTGTAAACAAAGAAGTACATTCCCATTTATCATCAGACTCATAAGACATAGTCTTAAATAATTTAATAGTCATAGCAGCCTCATTAAACACAGAAGTTATTGTAGAGTTATACTGTACTCCATAATAGTTATTGCGCAATACATTTGTATTGTGTCTATATAATTGACCTCCCGCCCATGTATAAAAAAACCCATTCATACCTACCATGTAATCTGCTAAGTAAGAATAGAAGGATGGCCACCCCTGTACGTCAGGGCTATATGTTAATGTTGTTGGTGGATAATATTGTTTTGGCATATTTATTTATTTATTAGCATCCTACAAGTGCAGTTATAACTCCATTACTTGATACCGTCATTATTTTATGTGGACCTCCTGGGAATCTTGCAGGATAATCACCTGCAGGTAAAGGAGTTACACCGTTTATATCTTCAAACACCCAGTCATGAACCTGTAAATTGAATTGGCTTAATCCATCAGTTGTATGTGGAGATGCTGTATAAAAATCAGTAGTATAAGCTTGGCATATACCGCCTAAAACACCACGATTTTTTAAAGATAATTCAACAGGGCAATTTGCTTCAAAATTAAATATAGTTGAACCACAAGGACCATCCATCTGAAATGACATTAAAGATGGAGTTGCATTAGGTTTTGGTACTACCATCATACTATATCCAGGCCCTGCAGCGTCTGCTGTAAGAGTAACGCCTCCAGCAGCCTGATTAGTATAAGGACCCATATTTACTGAACTCCCTGTTGAAATAAACGTACTTGTAATAGGATCCCAATTTGAAATAGTACCAGCAAACTGCACTCCATCTGAACCATCTGCATTTGTAATCATTGGATTTGATCCACTTGGTTGTCCACAACCATTTACTCCACCACCATCCTCTGACCCTATTAATCCTTGTAGATACCCAACAGTAGGAGAACTATATTCCGATGCACTAACGCCATCATACGTCCATGTGCATCTATCAGGAACTTGGTATGGCTCAAAACGAATAATAACTGCTCCCGTTGTTGAACCTGCATCCATATCTATATTATATTGCCCTACAGGTAATATTGGTGTAGCAAAAGATCCACTACAAGGAGCTATAGGATTACAAACAGCATTACAAGCAGATAATGTAGAGTACTGGCCTAAACCTGTACCTGGATCTACACAGTTTCCTCCAACACAATCCCAAGATTGAGGTGGATTACAATTAGCATTACAATCAGATAATGTAAGGTACTGACCTAAACCTGTACCTGGATCCGAACAATTTCCAGTTGTAGGATCACAATCAAAAGAGTCAATTGGATCACAAGGAGTAATTGATCTAACTATGCCAGGTACTCTCGCTCCAGTAAGTTGCACATCTGCAGCTGTAATTCCTCCTGCCCAATCTGGAGCCCAAACTTGATCAACATAATCTTCAGGAGGCGATGCAACTAATCCTCCTATTACATTAGATAAACCCATGTCTTTATATTCTCTGGGTCCAACTTGTACCGCCCAACTACGAAGACCTAAACCATCTAATGCATCAAACTGAGTTTTATAAACACCAACAGCTACAGGAGTTACTCCGTTTTCATCTTCAAACACCCAATCTCCCAATCCTAAAACTCCCTTTGGCTGACCTAAAGGAAGGCCAGTAATTGGATCAAAATTAGAGGCTAAAGGAAAAAGATCTCCAGGCACATGATAAATAGAATTAGGGTTAGCATTACCCCAAGCATCTACGGGAACATGATAAATAAATCTGTTTAATGGATAAGCACAAACATCCGCAAGCGGTGTTTTTAATTGCCCAATTGAAGGCTCTTCTAAATCACCAAATGTTGTTGAGCATGGTATTTTTGTTAATGGCTCTGGACATTTAACATCAATTGCCCACCATGTGCTGGAGCAAGGACCAACAATAGATATTGTTAATACATTAGAAGTTGTATTGGGTGGAGATGGTACTACCATTACACTATTACGTGTTTCATTTCCTTGAGCATTCCACTGAGTATTTCCTCCTGGAGAAAATGATTGTAAGTTTGGAGCTAAAGGAAGGCTATCATTATAAGGACTTGAAGGGACGCCTAACATACCAGTATTTACTCCTCCTACACTACTATTTCCACCACCGCAATTCACTGTTGTTTTATCTGCGCAATTCCAATTTAATAATGTAGATTGATATGCCCCTGCATTATTAGTTAATCCTGTCCATCCAATAGGTCCAACTTGACTTCCTAAATTGACTATAGGCCCAGAAGAAGGAAAATTATTTAAAGATATATCATAAGGGTACTCCTCTCCAACTGACTGTAATCCTCCAGTACCTAAGTTTACAGTCGTTAGCCCTGCAGGATTTTGTTGGTAAAGACAAAACTTAAGTCCAGAGTTATTAGGGTTAGTTCCATCTGGACCTCCGATAAGTCCTTTCATATAACCGCCTGTTAAAGAGCTGTATTCAGAAGCACTAACACCGTCATAAGTCCATGTGCACTGATCTGGAACAGGAAACCAAGTTGTTTCACTAATACCAGTATTAAAAGTAATAACAGCCGCACCTGAAGTAAGCCCCATACCAAAATTAATTATATACTTACCAGTTCCTCCACCATTAAACATAAAGGGATCACCACAAGGGATTACACATGAATCACAAGGAACAGCACTTAATAAAACACCGTTTAAAATTTGCCTAATCATACCACCAAAAGCATACCACCCGTCAGGTGATGGAGTTGTAAGAGTAGAATCACTAAAAAATGCAGTAGCTGAAAAGAAAGAAGTTCCGTTCCAATATACTTGAGTTTGATTATTACACGAAGGATTTGACATTTTATTTTATTTTATTTTATTATTTATTAAGGACATACTCCTGAACCTATTACTTCACCATTAACACCTATTTGAATCCAATTTTTAGGAACTGTAGCTGTTGAACCAGGAGTTACAACATAAAAACCATTAGCTAAATAATTACCATTATCACAATTACTTGAATCAAATACAATATCTCCTATTGTAGGTATTGATCCTGTTCCATTAAATCCTAATTGACCAAGATTTCCTGGACTATTAATATTTACACTACAGACTCCAGTTTGACCTTGCACTTGAGGACTAAAGTAAGCTGTTTCACATGGCAGTATACAGTCACAACACGCATCTTGTGCACTTGTAGAACAGTAACATACTGTTTGACTATTTTCAAAAACAAACTCCCAAACTAAATATACATATAGATTACCAAGTGGCATACTAAATGCTGTCTCAGTTGCTTGAAATATTCCAGCTGATGGATTAGTATATACACCACCACCCGCTACACTTGAAGCCGCTAACAATGCATTTATATCTGCATTACTATTAGTGTATAGGGTATTAGAAGATAATATTTTAAGCTTATGAATATTTGGATCAAAATTAAAATTATCAGGATTTATTTGTTCAGTTCTAAGTGTTACATCCCAACCATCATATGGAAAATTACCTACACCTCTAAACCCATTACTTATTAGATATTCAGAAGGTTGAGGTATAACTAATATTGAAGGAGATATTCCTGTAAAGGGACTAATATATGAACCATCAGTACAGCTATAATTAGTGTGTATAGTTTGGGTATCATAATTAGGTGAGTTAACCACTACCTGTATAATTGTTACAGGAATTTCAGGAGCACACTCTACTTCAATGTCATAAGTACTTGCTACTGAAGCTACAATCTCTACTTCTGCAATTGTTGGAGCGTTAGTTGTTTTTGCAAAACTAAAAGTTGAAGTTGATGCTGGTGTTAAAACTCCTGAACTATAAACCACTCCATTCCAAGTTACATTAATAGTAATACTACCTAAAGTTACAGTATAAGGAATATTAATATCTCCTATATTTAATCCTAAATCAACATCATAAGTAAGAGTTCCAGAATTACCTAATTGACTAATAGTAGTACCACAAGGAAGTTTAGATTTTGGTCTTGGAACTGATTCATTATTTATAGTTAATACATACTCATTCATGTAAGGGTCGTAAGCACCTAATTTTTGGCTTGTTAGGGTAGCGTTAAATCTATCTCTAAACCATGAGTTCATACCATAACGAGAAACAATTTCAATTTTATCATTACCTCTATCTGACCCTCTTAAATTAATAACGGATCCTCTTTTAGTATCTGTAAAAAATATTTGTTCTCCCCAAGCAGAAAAACTTTCAGGATTAAAACTAATACCAAATTCTTCTATTCTTGCAATTTGCGTTCCTAAAACTTCAGGCACAGAGGAAATAGCTCCTCCGCCAGTAGAATCAGTAATAACATTCTTTTTTGCTAATACATAAGATATTCTATCTTCTTGTAAAGTAAGTATATCAGTCTCTCTGGAATGTAATATTTGTATAGGTCCAAATGAAGTTTCTAAGTCTTTATAATTAACTAATCCTAAGTTAAATTCATTTAAATTATTAGAATTATTAGAATCACTATATACTCCGCTATATGTCATTCCAGCAAAACGATCTGCCTCTTTAAAATCTTGATTAGAAACAGCTAAAACTCTTTCTCCTAAACTAAATGTTTTTCCTGAAGGGCTATCATTAATTCTAAAACTTTCTACTCCATTCCCAAATGTAAAACAGTTTATAAAATCTAAGTTTGTAATTAAAGGAACTCCTAAATCTATATTTTGATTTTGCCCTCCATCATCAAAAGTATATGTATTAGGCCCTGGTACAAAAGTTCTATCAGCCATGTGGTTTCGAGTACCACCTGGAGTAGCAGATTTAATATCTAATAAATCTGAAGCATCATAAAATAAATTTGGATCAGCATCTAAAGGAACTGTCTCCCACACTAATAATGAACCTCCTCTTGTTACTTCAATAAGAGTCTGACAGTGACCATTATAATATTCTGTCCATTCCCAACATCTTGGTATACCACAGGAGTTTACAAAATACATTCCTCCATTACCAGATTTTCTTACCTTACACACAGCTGTAAATTGAGTAGAAACACATCCACCACCAGCAAGAGCAGGATTAAATTTAATGTTCATCTCATAAGCTGTAGAAGAATTAGCTTTATTCATTTGGCTTTGTAAATCATCACCTACTGACCATGCATGAAAATCTGGGTAGTCAGTTGTTGACACAAAACTTTTGTCATATTTTAATTTTTTACTATCACAATTACCACCACCACCACCACGCCAGTTACTAATTTTTATCCTAATACTTGATCCAGCAGGAATATCATAAGGTACTTTAGGATTTACTGTTGATGATTCATCCACATTAAGAGAATAATTATCAATACATCCTTTTGTAAAATTTCCTTTATCATCAGCATCTTTATTTTTTGCTCCTCTAAAGTAATTTTGTTTAGTAGATTCAATAGTCCATCCTCCTGGCTTAAGTAACATGTATAATCCTTTTAAAGAATTTTTTGTAATACCTTGAGAACTAAAAGATTCAATTGCTAACACCGTAGTTTTCTCTTCATCTAAAACAGGCCCTGCTGTATCTACTTTTACTATAAGCTCATCACCTACTTTTACTAAATTCTGATTATTACCATCCAACTTAAACCATACTAAACTTGGGTCGTTAGCATTATCTACATTAGATGGATCTTTTCCAGAACCATCTTGAGGGTAAAATATATTAGAGAATATAGTAAAATAAGTACCCTCACTTGGTTTAACTACAAACTTATATTTTGTAGCCCAGTATGGAGGTTTATTATCAAGAGTTACTTTTATTTTATTTTTTAAAACAGATGTCTGAGGATCAAAAAATGTGGTATTCTCATTACTTACTAATACAGTAGACGCTCTACCTTGATCATCCATATAAACAATCCCTGTCTCATAATCTCTATTAGAGTGTAAACTACCTTGATCAGAGGTTAGAAAGTATCCAGCTGTACATCCGTAGGGTACAAAATAATAGTATATATATTCTGAAGTTGTTCCATCATAATATTGAGTAGAAGGAAGAGCAATACTAAATCCATCTGGAGTAGTAGTTGCATCAGAAATATATGTAAACCCCTGTGGAGAACAAGAAGCTGTTCCTGCCCCTCCTGAAAATACTTGATAGTCAGCGCCTGACACCTCTAATAATGCTACAGCATCATCTAACCCATTAGGTGTAAATCCAGATACAGTATTTATTAAAACCAAAGTATTAGTACCTATTGGAGCTATAGCTTCTGCAGTAAACCCTGTTGTATTGTCTTTAACTATATCTCCTACAGCAATACCATTTGGTGGAAATTGAAGTGGATCAGTAAAATCTACACCAGCAGTATCATCTGTTAATACACCAGTAGAGCATAGAATTGTATTTGGTGGATTAGGACCACAGGAAGTTGTTCCAGAACCCATAATAGTAGTATTACATGGCGCAGGAAATATTGATGGAGTACATGCGTCTGCAGCGTCTCTACCACCATTAACTAATTCAAAAGCAGTTCCTGTAATTATTTCTGCTGCCTCTCCATAAAATTTATCTGATAATGTAGCTCCTGAATCAGAATTATTACAAGGATAAAGGTCTGACATTATTCCTTGATTTTGACCTATAGACCCTCCTATTCTATTTCTAAATTCTTGAGAAGCACACATAGCGGTAGCATCTGCATAAACTTGATCTGCAGTAAATGTCATGCTTATAGTAAATGGAGATTGCTGATTAAATCCACTTATTGTAGTAGTTGTAGCTATTTCAAATCTAAAATTAAACACTGTTCCTATTGGAATTCCACCTGCAATATTAGCCGCTGAAAGATCCCATGTAAGTACAGAATCTTGTCCTGAAACTGAAGTACCTGATATAGTATAGGGTGAAGAAGAAACGATAGGATTAGTAGCTCCAGCATCACCTATTTTTTCTCCTGCAATATCTTCTGAAAAAGGTTGTGTATTATATTCTATCCTTATTTCATTTCCACCTGGAGCATCTTTAATATCATACCCATCTACATAATTACCATAAATCAATCTATTACCTTGAATAGTTTGAGCCTTAGCAATTCTTGGTACATTATCATATAATCTTAATAATTCATCTGACCCTAATGTCGTATATATTTCACTGTTATCAAATAGAATTGTGTGAAAGTCATTATTTGACCATCCTTCATCTACCTTGTTATATCTTTTAATTACATATATAACATTACTTGTTGTCTGCTTATAAAGTAAATCTACTTCTACTACCTGTTTCGGTCCTGTAGAAAAGGTAACATTACAGGCATTGTACCTATTAAACATACCAGCATTTAAATAGTTTTGAATACTAAATTGAAATGATTCGGGTTGAAATGCTGGAAGTGAAAATAAAGATATAGCACTATACCCACCATCCTCATATCTATATCTGTATGCAAAAGATAAAAATCTTGTTTTTATATAATTCTGTTCCCCTCCAACAGTAATTTGATTAGGGTATAAAGGGTTATCTTGATCTGGTGGTAGAATATCAAGTAATTCTACATGAGGTGTTCCTAAAGGAGCAACTTGTGTAAGAGGATCGTAATATTCATAACCTGGTGGTTTTACAATTACACTAATATCTTCTTCTACTAACAGATCTATATTTGCAAAAGGCTGTAAATATCCTGGTGGTGATTTTTGTACATTTATAACTCTTGGAGGATTTAAATCATCAGTAAAAAATAAAAGATTTTCTATTTTACTAACTCCTGTTATTAAAAACTCTTTATCAAAATTTAAAACAGATGTACTAATAACATGATATATTAAAGTAGAAGTGTTTGTATTATAAGAAACTATTAAATCTACTTTTCCCGTTACTACAGAGTTTGCATTAGAAGGATCATTTATAAACCAGTATAGAGTCTCATTAACCCCATCCTCATAAACTCCTATAGTCCTTGCTGCAGGACTTAAGGTGGATCCACCATACTGAACATCTGCAAGAAGAGTATTTCCCTTAGAGTTCTCTACAGCGCCTATTTCAGTACCCTCAGTAGATCCTAACCTAACATTTAAAGCGTCTACATATTCTCCTTGTGGAACTAACCTTTCGTCCACCGTTTTATTCATCTTCCCAGCTATGAAATCAGTACGTGATTGTGCCATATTATTTTATCAATTTATTCTGACCCCTCATATTCATTAGAAGCCTCCCTGGGTGTATATTACTTAATCTTATTTTAGCATTTCTTAATAAAGATGATTTATCTTTTCTTGCTCTATTGATAATATATTCTTGAGCTCCATGTCTACTATTTAAAATAGCGTATTTAATATATGCATATATAAAATCTTCAAACATTTTATTTACACTCACGTTTGAATCATCACCATTTTCCATTCCATCAGAAACATATTCTAATACCACATACTTACCTGACATTACTGATGTAAAATTAATTACACCTCCTTTTTTATTAATACTAAAAGTAGGATTTACATTTGCAGTTTCTGTATTTAATCCGAATCGTCCTTGCACATTATAATCAAAACACCAATTACCATCTACATTCCATCCCATCTGACCATTATAAGGACCACTACCTAAATACATGTTTTGTTGTTTACCAGCCAACCTTTCTATATCAAAGAAAGAATCATGAGGTTTAATAACATTTCCATCTATATCAAATAATACTTTACAGTCATGATCTTGCAAATAAGCTCCACTCCAATTGGTTTGAATATTTTCTGTTAAAGGAAATAACATTCCATCTCTCATTTCTGATATCCTTACCCAATTAACATAATCTGGTGGTAACACAAATCTTAACTGATCACAAACTTGTAATTCTAATATTTTTATTTCTTTCATTGCATCGTAATTCAATTCTTGAATTCCTCTCTTTGCATGAAATATAACTTGATAACGATTTATATTATTTATAATTTCATTATTACCTTGATACATTAACATAAAATTATTTACAATATTTTCTAATGTTACATATTGATAAGAACCCCAGTTAGCGTCTTCAGGAATAACTCCTCCGTTTTCATAGTATTGATAATCTGTAATATATGCCATAGTTAACTTGTTTCTTGTGTATCGTTACCTTCTTCAGTTGCCCCAAAATTATAAACATCAGCCTCTCTAATTTCTATTCCTACATACTGACAAATTTTTGCTATTAACGTAGGCTCATCAGAATCTGGTAATTCAAACTCTTGAAAGTCAGATTGTGTTGGATCAAATTGTGGCTCTCCTAATTCTAAATTTAAGTATGTCCATCTTGGAGAAAGTGGATACCTTACATATTGAGCTTGTATATCTCCAGCATTTAAAATTGTAGAAGGATATATAGTAACTATATTACCACCTAATACATATGCTGGATAAGTTTTAGTTGGTGCTGTTAACATAGAATTAGTTAACAAAAATATTTTATTTTGACTTACTCGTTCCACCTCCCTAATATTAGTGTTAGAATATATTATATAAGATTCTCCAATAACATTAAATATATTATCACTTAAAGTTATTTGAGTTGTACTTACAACTCCAGTAACATAAGCTTGTTTTAAGGTAGTTGTGTTTACTATTAACGATCCTATTTTAGGTGTTGGAGATGATGCTGGTATTGTATTCCATCCTACAGCATTAAAATCTACCAATGAATTAGCAAGTACAGTTGTTGCGGTTCCTGTAAATAAAGGGGTAGAATAATAAAATAATTTATTAATTAAATAAAAATCATTAGGTAAAGAGAAAGTATTAGAAATATTTTGAGCTAAAAAAACTTGAGTTGAAAACCCATCTATTACCTCAACTAACCCCTTGGTTATATTTGCATATCCTGTTCCTGAAGTTCTTCCATTTTCTCTATTAATCCAATTATTATATGAATAAAAGTAATCCTCAAACATATCCATTTGAGCTTGTTTAGCATAAAGGTTAAAGTCCTGAGGAGATATATATCCGTAGTTATTTTTATTCGCTATTGCTAATACAGTATTTCTTACTTCGTTTATTGATGCAGCCATATTATTTAAACATTTTTACAAAGATAATAAAAAAAAAGAGGCCCACTTTATTTGTAGACCTCTCTTTATTTACTGATATACTTAAACTAATTAAGCATTTACAATACTTGTTACAGCTTTAGGCAATGCAATAGAATACATTGGTCTTGTCCAACTTGTAACTAAAGCAGCTTCATGAGCAATAACAATAGCATTATAAACATTGTGAGCAACTTGTGCTGCAGTTGTTACTGTAGTAGCTGTTCCATCCATGTACTTGATCACAACTGTTGTTGCAGTTGCAGATGTTGTACCGATTGATTTTACTCCGCTAAGACTAATTAATGCATTAGTAATAGGAGCATTTGTAACTTTGATAAATTTTTCCATTTTATAAAAAGGTTTTAATGGGTTAATAAAGTGCAAATATAAACAAAAAAAAAGCACCCTTATTAGGATGCTCTTTCTGAGTTATAATTAGAAATTTTTATTTCTTTTTTTTCATTGTATTAGATAATAGCTTATATGTTTCTACACCATCATCTGTTTGGAAGTAAGAAGCAACAATATCTGTAGGGTCTTCTCCATAAGGTACTGTTAACATTTTACTTTTATTTTTTATCAAGTTAAAGTACACGTCTCTATTTTGATTTTTCATAATAAGATACCCTACTCCAAAAAATTGAACTACATCATCATACATTTGTAATGCAGGATCATTTAATACATCAATAAATTCTTCAGGATAATTTCTTGAGAAAACTAATATATCTCTTTTAAGTTCTGCTGTACTTAGTTTATCTGCTGCAGATCCTATAAGAACTCTTGATACCGTCTCCAGCATTTTGATATCTAAATCTCTTGCTAAAAGTTGAGCATCTAAAATTAATTCTTCAATCTCTAACTCTGCAGCTGCATCTTTTTTATTATCTATTTCTTCAAATATCATTCCATTTCCTGGATGATAAGATAAAAACTCTTGAAGAACTTGATTTGATCTATCTACATTTAAAAATCCATCTTCAAATACAACAGGCTCTAAAATAGCATTTCCATCTTGCTCATCTTCAAATGGGCTTTTCTGATTCCTTGCGTAACGAAGTGGTCTGTTGGTATTAGTGTCTTCATCAAAATAAAGTAATGAGGATCTTTTATTGTGGTTTGACGCTAACATAAAACATAATGGTGCTACGTCTCTTTTTAATCTGTACTGTCTTGAAACAGCGGTTGTTGCTTTTTTCATTTTATTATAATTTAATTAAATTTAAAAAAAGGGGAGGATTTCTCCTCCCCGAATTATTGTTATTTATTAATCTCTAAATAAGAAGAAGTTGTTTGCACCTAAAGTACATACAGCTCTTTCAGATAAGAAATTAACAGTCATTGCATCTAAAGAAGATGTTCTTGCTCCACCAGCTGAACCAGTGATCCAAGTTTTGTAACGTCTATCTTCAGTTTCAGAAGCTCTGTATCTTACATGTAAGAATGGTCTCTTAGCGTTCTTACCTAAGATTTGGTCATATACAGTAGTTGAACCAGCTGGAACCATAAGTCCGTTGATTGCACCTCCTGTTAAACCACCTCTCATTGTAGGATCATTTAAGTATTTCCAGTCAGACTTGTAGAAATCATAACCTCTACGGAATCCTGTGAAACCTAAGTTTAAAGCCATTTCTTCGTCATTGTCAAATAAACCATATGAAGTTCCACCTGCTCCGTAAGAGTTTTGTGCAGCTAACATATCATCAATATCGAATGAGAATTGTCTATTACAGAAAATAACATTTTCTTCAATAGCACCTTGCTTATCTAATCTTTGGATTACATTATCAAATCCTGCAAGAGCAACTGGGTTACCTCCATTCCAAACATTTCCTCTGTTGTTTACTACAAAGAATACTCCTTCAGAACCTTTATTACCCATTCCTCCTACAGCTCCTGGTAAAATTGCTGCTGCACCAGAACCTGCTGCTGCTGGAACTGCTTCAACCATTGCAGTCTCAAGATAGTCTTCAAAACGAAGTCTTGTTTCATGCTCAGATTTTAAGTACCATAAGTATCCTGAACCACCATTCTCAGTAGTTACCTCAACCCATCCAATTTGTGCCATGTCAGAACCACTTACTTCGTAAGTATCCTTAATGATAATTGGAGAATTTTCAAAGATAAAGTCTTGAGCTTCGATAGATCCAGCCATACCTTCAGTTCCTTTTTGGAATTCAGAACCATAAATAAATATAGTTGTTGTAGCTGCTGGCAACATAGCTTTACCTGCTGCCTCATAGAATGCTACTGAAACTGTAAATGGTGCTACTGATGTTACTGCTGTTACAATACCTTTATTACTTAATACAGATCCTGCAGTCTCATCAGAGATCATAACTGTTTGACCTACTCTAATAGCTGTAAATCCATTTGCTGGAGCACTTGATGCTGGAACTCCTGGGTTTACTTGTGCTCCTGGAATAGTAAATACATCATTAGCTGCTGCTACAGCTCCTGGAGCTGTACATGCTGTGTATTTAGTGTGTAACCTTCCTTGTTCAGCCCATTTGATAAGGTCTGAGTTTGAAGGCATTTCAGCACCTACCATTCTTAAGAATGATGCTACTGTTCTATTACCAAATCTTTCAAATTCTTTTTCATATGTATCTGGAAGATACTGATTAAGAAAATCAAAGTTAGTAATGTAATTTGATGCTAAGGCTACTTGCTGACCACTTGGTTGCAAGTCAAAGCCTGGGGGGGTGATTACTGGCATTTTTTTTGTTTTTTAATTTATAATTTTTTTGCACTTCTAATTTTGAGTCCTTTACCACTGCTCGAATCGCCTACAGCTCTAATCTTCAATCCATCTTTACTGAAATTCTGAGGGGTGGGACGTACATCCATATTAATGTTTTTTGATTTTTTAGAAACATTATCAATAGTATCCGTCATCCCTTGATTAAAAAAGAATTCAGCAAATTTGTCAAGATTCATAGCTACTGACATAGCTCTATGATATCCCTGAGCGTCATTCATCAATCCTGATTCTTTATCCATGAACTTATCCACGAAATTATTCACATTAGATTGTTTACTTTTCAACTCATCTTTATCACCAGGTTTAAAGGTTATACTCTTATCTCCGATATTGAACTCAAAACCTTTGAACTCATCGTTAAAGACCTCATCAGTCTTATTTAAAAAGTAATCATACCTTTTCTTCTGTGCTTCTTTTGCAGTGTTAGATTCCTCTACATAACTTTTATAGCTATTAAAATCTTCTAATTGATCTCCAGATAATCCATTCCCGCTTGACTCAAGAGGAATGTTATATTTATCTTTCTGTTCGTTTAAAAACTTTTTAGCTTTTACAAGTTCTCTTTTCTTTGCCCTCTCAATTTTCTTAATATCACTTGGCTCATCTAAATCTTCATCATAACCAAACTTATCCTCCATTAAGTCTTTTATATCCTCACTATCTAAACCTTCTTCAGTTTGAGAATAATATTGAGACAACAATTTGTTGCTGTCCATTTCATCATAATTCTGTTGTAATTTAACAAAATCTTGAATACTACGACCAGTCTCTTTTTTATATTTAAAATAAGCAGATACATCTTCAGGTAATTCTTCATTTGATTCTTTCGTTTCAAACAACTGATCTACTGATTCAATATCTTTATCATACCTATTCTTAATATAAGAAAGAACGTCTGCATCATTTAACTCTGATACGGGAGTTTCTTCTACAGGTATATCTACCTTGTCTATTGAATCCTCATTACTTACTGGATCAAATTTTTCTTCATGCTCTTTAAGTAACTGCTCTTCAACCTCTACTTTGGATTTTTCAACCCCACTAACGTCCTTGACGATAAATTTTTCTTCTGTTTCCATTTTATTTAATTTAATTTGTGCAAAGTTAATACTATTTTTATTGTTTCATTAAGGTCTATCTTGGGTTGAATTCAGCTAAATCAAAACCATCTAAACTATCTTCATTAGATTCAAAATTTATAGGTGTTCCTCCTGTTTTTCTCTGAGTAATCATTTTAGATTGTTGAGTTCCAGCCTGACTTATACGCTTTGCTTTTGCATCCTCTCTCTGAGTTTCTCTTGCGTCAATCTTCTGCTCATCCATTCCTCTTAACTGCATATTCATATTAAACTCAACCTGCATTAATTGACGCTTAAGATCCGCCTCATTCTTTTGTTTTTCTATTTCAAAAGCTATCTCAGCCTGTTTAATTTGAATCTTAGTCTGCATTTCCTGTTGACTTTGCTGCATTGCAGCTTGAGCAGCCTGTTGTTGAAGTTGTTGTTGTTGCTGATTTTGCATAGCTTGAGCTTGTTGTTCTTGTTCTCTCTTCTCAGCAGCACTTTGCTTACGCTTAACCTTTAACAACTGGTTAGCCATTTTTAAATTATTGATAGTTCTAATATCAATAGCATCCTCCAAGTCAATCCCACCTTGCTGTAGGGCCATTTGAATATTAGTTTCTAATTGAGCTTTTTCTTCTTCATCTGGACTCATTTCTATAAATATACCAAAGTCATGTAAATAAAGATTTTTAATATCTTCTAATATTCCTAAATTATATTTACCTATTTGCATTGCAAACTCCTCTCTAAAATCAGCATACTCTAAAACATCAGCTGTTCTTATAGATAAGCATTCTGCTAAGGTTTTAGTTATATAAAGACTTGATTGTAAAATGTGTCGTGTTGCTACATTAGAATTTAAAGCCGCTAACTTCTGAACTCCAACTAAAGAATTTGGATCAGGAGTAGAAGCATCTCTTGCTTCATTAAGCCCAGTTACCTGCCTTAACATTCCTAAATAATGATTATAATTCCCTATGAGCATTTGCATTTTACTCTGACCACTATTAGAAGTAAGTTGAGTAATTGGTACTTTAGCATTATTATATTCTCCATCTTGAGTATAACTTCTACCAATAACAGAACCTGTTTGAAAATATAATCGCAAAGCATCTTCAGGATTATATGCCTGACCAGTTCCTAAATCAATTTCATTTAATCCATCAGCATCTATAAACACTCCATCGGGAACTACTTTAGCTACAACTTGCTGTATCTTCAAATGACTTATTTGAATTAAATCAGCAAAAGGAA